AGTGGTCCGCCGGCGTTGAAGTAGCCGGTGTTGGTGTTGGTGCCCGTGGTTGTGCTGACCCAGCTGGCCCCCAGCGTGCTGAGGTTCTTGGTGCCGTATTTGATGTAGAAAAATTGTCGGGAGTAGGCCTCCGTTAGTTTGCCCTCCACGAAGCGATTGATGGTGTCCAGTATCTCGTTCCTGTTGGTGAACGTGAAAGTGAACTGCGGGGCGGATTCTTCCCTGTACAGTATGCCGTCGTCCGCGAACACGGCGACATTGCTGTAGGCCCCTGTGGGATCCAAGATCTCCTTGGCCCTGCTGATGCCGCTGGCGCTCCTGTTGACTGATTTGACCTTGATGATCTCCTGTGACGCTGACAGCGGCACTATGTTGTAGTCCTCTGCCGTGATCATCCTGTTCTGCGAATAGTACACCTGTGGCGCATTGGTCCTGATGCTGTCGTTGCTCTCCGTTGCGGAGGCGTTGTAGATGGACTGCTGCAGAGATCCAGTCATGGTCAGGGTCTGCTGGCTGCCGTTGGCGTCCTCGTAGGCCATGCTGAAAGTTATGCCCTGCAGGTCCGCCTGCTGGATGGCGTACTTGGCATTGGCGCTGGTCCTGTAATAAAGCCTGAAAGAGCCCGAGGGCAGATTGGAAAAATTTCCATCGCCGAACACCAGGTCCACTGCGTCGTTGTTCTTGCTGATGACGTTGTAGATGTTCCGCACGTCCGCGGACAAGCTGTTGTAGATAACGTTGTTGCCGCTGAGGTCTGGCACCTTGGTCCACAACGTGGCCAATTGGCCGAAGTCATCCAACTGATACAGCCACGTGTCCGTGTTGTTGATGTTGTTGACGTTGATGGGCTGCACGTAGTTGGTGGTTGGCTGTGCTATGGTGAAATCCTGTGAAGCCAGTGATCCCTGCTTGAACAAGGCGAAGAATCCTGTGTTGGGGCTTGAGTCTCCCGCGCCGTCCGTCCTGAATAGATATGAGAATCCCGTTCCCGGAACCGGTGCCTGCTCATAGATGGATTCCGATGCGTTTATGGTTGCGGGCACTATCTCGAAGGTCCTGGCCACTCCGCCGATGCCCCTGGTGAAAGTGAATATGGGCACGTCGGTGTTGATGGAGTTAACAGTGTACGCTTCCGTGGTGATGCCCCCGATGTTGTCCGATTCTCTGGGCTTGCCGAATCGCTGTCCCTCCACGTTGGCGGCGTTCAATATGTTGATGAACTGCTCCCTGTAGTTGCTGTTGGTGGCGTCGTTCCATCCAATGGTCACGTTGGCCAGGCTGTTGCCCGAGCTGTCCCTCACGTCCTGCGTGGTGCTGACGGAAACTATCTTGAGCAGTCCCGTGGCGGGCAGGTTGCGCTTGGCGTTGTAGTTGATCAGCCGCGCCAGCCTCAATATGCTGTTCCTTCTCTCCGCGGTCTCTATGAAATTCTCCCTAGCGTTGAGATCCACCCTGAAACTGAGTGCCTGGGCCACGTAGGCTATGAGGTCGATCAGCGCGATGTATTCCGATGATTCCACGAAATCGTTGAAGTCGTCTGGATAGTTCTCGCGAAGATAGGCCACCATGGTCCTCCTCAGCGTCTCGAAATCGTAGGATTTGAAATCTGCCTGTTGGAAGGCAGTGTAGATCTTGCGCCAATCTTCGGCTACCAGCAATCGATTTTGTCTATCTGTAGAGGCCATACTTTAATACACGGATATTTATGGGTACAATAAAGTGCGCAGATTAAGAAAGGCGTAAAAGCGAGTTCTCGTCGAACGAAAAGGTCAATTTCTCGGTAATATTGTAGGGCACATAGGTTATGGTGGCCTGCACTGATATGCCGTGCTCGCTCTCGCTGACCACTATGTCCTGTGTGCTGAGCCTGGGATCCGCGTTGAGATTGTTTGATATGTCGTCCGCTATGGCCTGTTTCAACGCCTCTGTCAGCGGCTCAAAGATCACGTCATAGATTATGGTGCCAAACTCGGGATTTTCAACTCGCTCGCCCTTCCGCACGCTGAGCCTGTTGATGAGATCCTGCTTGATGAGATCAAAATCGTAAAGTTTGAAATTGGTCAGCTCAGCCCTGGAGCTAAATCCTTTGAACACCTGCGTGCCCTGCACTCCTGATCTGTTCCTGTCGTCTATGGCCATACGCTATCCAAAAAATGATCCTAAGCTGAAGTTGCCCACGCTGAAGGAAGGAAGGCTGAACGCGGTTGATATGCCCACCTGTCCCAAGTCATCTATGCCCGGTATGGAACTAACTCCAAAATTGAAGTAGTCGCCCACGTTCTTGGCTATCTCCCCAAATGCGTCCTTGGCATACACTCCCACCACGTTGGTCATCGAAGTAATCTCCCCTGCTATGATGTTTCTAAATTGGTTCGTAACGATATTTATGCCCGTGCCCAGCACCGCCTGGCCCACTCCGCGTATGATGCCATCTGGCGACAGATTGGATAGGTCTATGCCCGCTATGCCGGAATTGCCGAACACGCCCTTGCCGAACAGGTTCTCTATGTTGCCCTTAAATATCTCCGACTGACCGAACACGTTCTCTACCCCGCGGCCCACGCCCTCGAACACGTTGGTGTTGAATATGTTGCCCAGTCCACCCTGTCCAGCCACCAGGCTGGTGGCCCCGGTCACGCTCTGTCCCAGGTCATCATACAGCGCTGCTGTGTTGATGCCATCGCCCCTGAAGAAGTCCTGAGCCGTGGAGAACGCCCTGCCGCCGATGTCCCTGCTGAGGTTGCGCAGCTCGTTGTTGGCTATGTTTCCCACCGTGGTGGTGATGGTGTTCTTGGCTGTCTGTGCCAGCTGTCCCGGTATGTTCCGGACGTTGGCCTCTAGTGATGACACCACCCTGCCCATGTCACCCAGGGTGTACAGCACACCGGCCTGGTTGACGAACACCTGGTCCTTGAACAGGTTCAAACCCTGCGTGCCCGTGATCCTCTTGACCACTTGGTTGGCCACGTCGCTGATTCCGATGTTACCAGGCAGACTTATCGAGAATGGATCTCTGGCGCCGGGAAATATTGACGTGTAATTTCTTGTGAACTCTTCCGCGGCCTTGCGTCTTCCATCGACATCGGTAACTCCCAATCCCAGGCTGTTTAGATATTTCTCTAGTCGTGCTTCATATTGTGCCATCACTATTTCAGGAATGTTGCTTATTGAGTTTCGATATTCGGCATAACCAAGGGTGCCCGGCCTGTTGGAGTCCTCCACCTTGCCCTCCGCCGTGAATGTCCTAACGTTGTCTCTGTGGTAGAAGAATGGTTCATGCGTGGGCACCAACATGCCCGTCATGCCTGGTATGGTCCTATCCGTGCTCAGCACTCCCACGCTGCCGCGCAGCACCGGAGTCACGTCCGGTTGCGCCACTTCCAGGGTGCCCGTGCCCGACGCTGAAAAGAATGCAGTTCTCTGCAATGGCTGCAGCAGGTTTGGATCCACCGGCATGCTGTTGAAATGCACCTGGCTGCCCACGAGGTGCACCTGTCCCGACGCCTGGTGTATCTGGTTGCCACCCGCGGCCTGTGTGTAGATGCTCATACCCGTGCGCAGGCTGTAGTAGCCCTTGTCCACGGTCACGTTCATGGCCCGTCCCGCCAGTTGATTGATTATGGATCCGTCAATGCTGATTATGCCCTTGGGGGTCTGGTCATTGGGATCCTCTCCCAGGTGCTCGTTGGCCTTGATCCTGATGTTGCGGTTAGCGTACATGTTGATGTCACCCTCGGAATGGAAGTTCATGTCTCCGCCGGACCTGATGTTGATGCCTTGCTTGGCGTAGATGTCCACCGTGCCCTGGTTGCTGAACTCCATCCACACACTGCCAGCGGCATTGGCCAAATATACAACACCCGCTGTGTCGTTCATTAATAATTGATGTCCAGAACCCGTCCTCAATCTTATCAAGGTGTTGTCACCCTGTGCGTCACCGTCGTCCATGACGAAAGTGTGTCCCGGCGCCCTGGTGACGACCACGTCTCGCAACGCATCGGTTGGTCCCAACTTGGCACTCCTGTACTGATCTTTGGATCCCGTGTCCAGTCTGCCCGGGGTGCTGATGCCAAACACCGCGCTGGGGCTCTCCCTGCGTGCTGAGCTAGTGGTTGTTCCCCTCACCGTGTCCTGTATTAGGCCCTGCTTGCGGAGAGTTTCCGCAAAAGGATGTATGGGTTTGTTGAAGGCATCCAATTCTGTGCCAGTTATCTTGGCGAATTCTATGCCGGCACGATTGACTTCTCCAGCTGGCACCAAGTCAGTGCCATAGGTGTCGGTCTTTGAAGCAGATTCCCCATCACTCGTGTCCACCTGTGTGCGCCTTGATGCGGCGATTCCTGGCATCATGTGGTTCATGTAAGGCTCCTGCACACAGCCTATCCAGTAGCCCTGCGATGGCTTGCCCTCCGCGAATATCACCATGACCCTGGTGTCGATGTCGGGCGGCACCATCCACATGCCATAGCTGTGCTGGCTGGCATGATAATCCGCAATGTTGGACTTGTCCCTGACGGCATTGGCGCTCTTGACGCCATAGTACGGGCTGAGGTATCCCACCTGTATCAGGGCATCCGATGATGCCTCGTCACTCCCGTGCAGGCTGGGTATCAGCACTTTGAGTGATCCCATCTTGGCGGAATCGTAATTGTCCTTGACAATGCCGATGTAGAAGCCATGCATCAACTGGGTGGCCTTGCTGCCCGTGGATGTGTCTCCTAGTCCGTAGTAATCATGTTCACCCATAATAATTTATTGATCTCCAAATGTTATTTCCTGTTGATTGATATTTGGTATATTAATCAAGTTGTCTAATACTTTAGCTTTCTTCTCTGCGGCATCCCTGGCCTCTTGGATTTCTACTTCAGACACAGTTCCTACGTCTTCGCCTTGGTTGTTCAATCTCGCCATGGTGAGGGTTTGAGTGAACTTGCCCTTGTCCCAGAGGCTCTCAATTTGGGGCACCCTGTAGAGGCCACTGAATATTATCTCTTCGCGATTTGCAAAGTTCATCACTCCCTGTTTCTCATCCAGGTCCGTGGGGAACCTAAAATCCAGAGTTATCAGGCATTCGGCTTGGTCAAAGTTGAATGTTCCAAGTTGTTCATCAAACAGCAAGCCCCTGCCTGGCGAGGCCACTTGTGTGATCTGTGCTCCGCCCTCGCCGCGGGCCGCTTCCGCGTCCACCCTCTTTATGGGCAGGAAGTGCTCCTGTCCTATGAAAGCGGGATCTCCCATGATGGTCATGTCCACACGCACCATGTCGGCCAATGGATTGGTGAGATAATCAAAAAATTGATCCACTGCTATCTGGCTGGCGCCGGCGCCCGTGTTGCCATCCACTGATTTGATCATGGTTGGCTCAGACTTTAGGGGCAGGCCCAGCTCGGGATAATCTTTGGAGTAACTGGCAAATCTTTGGGTCTTGCCAGTGGTCTCTGATCGGCTCAGGCCCTTCTGCATGTCCTTGAATATGCCCTGGGCACCCGATCCGTCCACAAGTCCGGCCTGGAAGAATCCTACCTTGTAGTTGATCTTGAGATCCAAGATCTCCGTGTTCTCGCCGGTGTAGATGTACTTGTATTTCTTTTTGGTAAACTTGCCCCACAGCTTGGAACCGCTGAGTCCGGGCACGGTGAAATTTAAAACGTGTATCTTGTGCGGGATCACCTCATACACTATGGTCTTGCCCTCAGTCTTCCTTATGGTGTCGAATGATTCCGCGCTGGTGTACACCGTGGTCTTGATTTTGAACCAGTCTATCATCTCGCTGCCCACATATTTGTAGTACTCCTCGTCGGTCACTTGTCCTTTGGGATCTCTGTCCGCGGCATCACGCCTGTTCCAATACTTCTCGGCTATTCCCACAATGTCTCTAAATGCATCACAGCGCTTCACCAGGTTGGTTATGATCTCTGCGATGCTCTGGTTGGGTGCTATGGTCACCCTGAATGATCCATCTGCCGAGTCCACTTCCCAGTTCTTGCTTTCATTGGCCTCGTTCTGCGTGATTGAGCTCCTGATAATATAAGTGTCGGCCACGTTGCGAACTCCTTGACCAATCTCATCCTTTTGTTGCTGGTTCAATCTATCCTCCAGCAGCTTAAGAGCCGCGGTCAGCGTGCTGGCGGGCTTGGTCCTGTTGGCTCCAAACGCTTTCTCCAGCAGCGTGCCTGCTCCTCGTGTGTAAAGAAATCTGTCGAACATGGCGAATTCAGTCCATGGGCTGGCCTTGATGTGGTACATGGTGCCACCCTCATTGATCTCCATCTCCGCGTTGGTGATCCTGATGGGGAGAAATCTCTTGGTTATGGACCTGCCGCCCACGGGCTGGCCCAGGTCATCGAACCCCCGGAACTCTATGGTAAGCAGGAACGGAGCGTCGGTGTGATCCCTGAATTTGTTGTTGTTGGCGGCCGCACGCAGTTTCTCAAACAGGGTGACCCCAAATGGCTCGTGGAGGTCCATCTCTATCTCGTTGTATTGCATCAGCTTGCGGGCGGAATTGGCGCTGTTGCTGCCCCTGATCATCACTCGCTCGAAGAAAAGGTCATGCCCCCTGGCCAATATGTTGCTGGAGTTTCGCAGCATGGCCTTCTGTTGCTCGGTGCGTTTGATCGTGATCTCCTTGTCCTTGTCCGCTGAGGTTCTCGCCACAGTGTCCGCGTTGTTGAACGGACTAAAGTTGCCCTCGTTGCCTATGCCCGCTGACTTGGCTATGATGTCATGTGCGGGGCCTCCCAGCATCTTGGTGTTGTCCTCCAGCTCCTCCCTGCTGAGGGCCGACAGAGTGAATATGGTCACGTAGCTGGCGAACTTGTTGAGCACGTTGGGCTCGGCCTCTCCCGGGCCACGGCCGCTGAGACTGGTTTCGGTGATTGGCCTGCCGGTCATCGCTGGCTTGGCAGACTGCGCCTGCTTGACCTGCTGGTTGTACTCCTGTATCTTCTTGTTGGAATTCTTCAGCCACTCGGGCGTGTTCTTGGGTGCGAATTTTGAGAATGGGTCCACCATGTGCTAAAACCCTAGATCGTTTTTCAAGTTGCTGAGCTTGGGCAACTGGATGGTCTTTCCGATGGAGAAGTCATAGATTGGATCCTCGATCACGTCGGGATTCCTCTGCGCGAACACCCACCACAACCTGGGCGACCCGTAAAGGTCATAGGCCAGGAGGTCCGGCCTGTAGGCGTAGATCCGGTCGATGGTGTAGGCGACGTCGTCCTGGGCCGCGGTTATGGTCCTGGGCCTGAGGAAGTCCAAGCTGATGTTGTTCTCCTCCGTGTTGAAATAGGGCGATGTGTTGCTGTATCTGGCCATTAGATGTATCCTATCCCGTCCTTGTTGCTCAATGAGCCATTGACGAATTGCTGCATGCTGAATTTCTTGACAGATTCTCTGCTGTAAACTGGCTGCAGTTGCACGTTGAACTGGCTGTCGGTGGGCGCCCAGGTCCTGTTGATGCTTGGATTGGTCACCGTCTGGCTGAGGTCATCGGTTATGGCGTTGTTGTCGATCTGCCTCGTTGAGGACAAGCGGCCCTGTGCGTCGGTGAATCCCCCGCGCGATTGGTCAGTGCATATATAATCCACCGTGTTCCTGAGATCCACGGTGAAGTTGGTCACCACCACGGGCACGTTGTTGAACACATGATTGCCATACCCATTCAACTGCAGTATCGGCGGTGGGTTTCCTTTGAGAGCATTGTCTTCACCCCCGAAAAACATCTTGGTCACGGCCCTGAGGAAATGCAGGGTGGCCACCCAGTTTCGGG